CGTCAAATCACCCACAATAGTTTGCGCTAGACAGTACCTTTGCATACCCCCCTATCTCCTTCGCATTGTTTTCAATGCTTGTTTAAGATTTTTTTCAAAAGTTTTGCCGATACCTCGCTTCTGTCCAAAGACCACACCCTGTACTGTTTTCTTAAATGGGAACTTAGGTCTGTACTGTGCTTGACCTACATAGTTAGCTACCATTCTTAATCTTTGTCCTGAAGGATTGGCTTTGTTTCTGCCATATCTTTCCCAAATACCACGATTGTTTTCTCCTGTTAATCCTTTTGGTATTCCCTCAAAAAATTTATTCTTATCATCAAATAATTTATTTCTTGTTGCTCTTGTAAGATTACCAAACTTATTTAGCTTAATGTTTTTAGTAGGCACAATAATTCTTTTGTTGTTAGGTTGTCTTGTACCACCTTTGATCTGAAACTTCATGTACTTCTCTCTTGCAGATTCAACAAATACAAAAGCTGTTAAGTTTTTCTTAGTAGATTTTTTAAATCTAAAACCACCAACAGTAAATGGTGTAGCACCACCTTCAAATGTATCTTTAGCTTTTTGTTTCAAACCTTCAGGATTGTTTCTATCTATTGAAGCAAAAGCTACTTCATTAATTGTTTTAGATATTACAAAAGGCAATTGTGTCTTTTGCATATTGTTAAGACCTTTGCTTAGTTGTTTGAAGTCTGCTTTTAAATTTAGGTTCATAATCAAGATGGTGCGATGATAGGAGAAAATATATCAGGGAGAGATTCATCGCACCACATAAGCATTATATATTTCTTTCCTTATGTTCAACAATGTTTTTGCACCACCAATATAGTTGTGCATCATTCAATGTTGATTTCATAAAATTAACAGTACGACATACCAATTGAATATTGCCAACAACATAACCTTTATCAGAATCTTTACGATCTATTGAACAAGCATAGTCGGTATTGCCACCACCACGATGCCATGTCATGTTGATACCTGACAATGCACACTTACCTTCTTGCTTATCCCATAGTTTATTTATGTATTCTAATTCTATATCCCATTCTATATCTGACTTTCTTCTGCTTGATTTAAGTTGTGTAAATAAAAGATTTAGATAGGTATATGGTGTTTGATTCTTGGCTTTGACTCTTTTCTCTTGAGTACAGGTTCTACATTCTGTCCTAGAATATTCACCTTTGGTATTGCTTCCTTGCTCAAACATATCTGCTGGTAAGGTTCGTAAGCAATAACTACATTTCTTCTTGCTCATGTGTCTTAGCTTTGTAAGACAGTATTGTAGGTAATAATCCTTGCTTTGTCAGTTTTACAAATTCTAAAAAGATATCGTGATCTATCATGTTAAGTAATTCATCTGCTGATAATACAATTACATACTTACCAAACTGTTTTTGCACATTCTTCTTTCCAGCTTCATCTTTGCAGATAAATACTTCTCTATCTGTTTCTGTATGTTTGAGTTTCCAAGTATCAACAGGTAGTGGCATAACACCTTCTTTAAGTAATTGATCTTGTAAAGACTTCCATGCTCTTAGCATCATACTAGCCATTTTCTCTAAATCCCTTGATTTATCAGGGAATGAGAGCGATAGGTTGTATTTAGTTTGTGCTAGTTGAAACCTTTTTTGGAATTCTGTATTGACTAATCTGACAGGTTCATCAACACCAAAGTCAGTAATTAATTGCCTTTCAAGGGAATTGATGTTTTTTATTATTTCTATTACAGATTCGGAATACATATTTTTAATTTGGTTTGGTTGGTATGGTTGGTGGTTGTATACATAGAGATGTATATACAACCAACCATTTTCCTATGCCATTCACCCTAAAACCACCTGATTTACCAACCAAAAACAACCATTTACAAACCATATTTCTTTAGAATAATTCCTTTTGTTGCTGAAAATTTTCTTTATTTACCGAATAATTAATATTTTTTTTCTTAGGATAATTTTCTTTGCTTAATAAAAAATTTTCTTGATATTCTTTTCTTTGTCTTTTATCACCATGAAAAAAAATATATCTATGCTTTGGTTTAACAATTTGTTTCTTTAAACCTAACTTTTTTATTATCTGTTTAGTATCAGCTACTAAAACATAATCCAACATAACTGCATCATAAGTATCAGGCAAATTCAAAACTTTTTTTAATATTTTATAATCTTCAATGGATGGAAAACTAAATCCAGCATCAGTTCTAAACCAATGTGAAGCAGTATCTTTATGATTACAGATCTTATCTAAATCTTTTGCAGTAAATTTAGACTTATGCTTTTTTAAGAAATTTGCAAATTCAATTTTATTTATTTGGCTTTCATCTTTTCTAACCTTTTTTAAAGACACATTTAAAGAATTATTTTTTTGTAAATGACCTAATTTTCTAAAATGGAACTCTTCATTGTTTTTGTCTATCCAAATAAAATTATTTGTTGTTTCTCCTGTGTAAATAAAATTTGTTGCTTGATAGATGTAACCACTATGATTCATATTTGCATCAGCAAAAGAAACAATAATCTTAGGTTTGGATAATTTTTTAATACATTGAGAAACAAAAAAAGAAAGAATATTTTTTGGCAAGTTATCATTTGTAAACAATCTATTAAGTTCTAAAACATCTTGGACAAAATCTTCACCACATATGCTTTTTGATAACGATGGAGAAGGTGATTGTCCAAAAGAACATATGCCTTCTAAATCTTTATTGATAAATAAACCAAAACAAATTTCAATACTGCATAATCTACCTGCATAATGTTTATATTTCACCCATGCTTCATATTCTTTTTTTGGTATTGGTCTAATATTGATCTCTTTACTTTCTAAAGACATTCAGAATATCTCCGAGTTATATTCATTAGTTTGATAACCTTTGCCCTTCTCATAAGTCAAAACATCTTGATCTACTAACTTTCTTAACCATGTTTTTACAGTAGAATCATTAAGATTGGTTATCTTAGTTATCTCTGCTTGTCCTAACCATATTGTTGCTGGTTCAGATGCTTTATCTTGTACAGCTTTAATTGCATCAATAATGGCTTGTCCTTTCTCTGATATCTTAGTTTTCTTAGGCATATCACCAACATCAACAAGTTGTAATGCACCTGATGTCATGTCATGAAATGGTAGTTTCTGCTCTATAAATTTAAAGTTCTTTGGCATAACAGGTTTACCATCTTTGACTAATGTTTGGCTAAATTCTACAAACATATCACTACCAAGGTTGGTTCTAGCAACTCTATACTCCCAATCTACAGATGCTTGTATAACAGAACTACCTCTTGCCCTAGATGATGTGCCATGTCCTGTGTGATGCACAATACAAATGCAAGTAGAATACGAATCTCTAAGATCATCTATTCTTTCAATAAATGCTGACATATCTTCTGTAGAGTTTTCATTACCAGCACCAAAATTTCTTTGAAGCGTGTCCACCACAATCATTCTGACTTTGCCTGATTCATCTTGTGTTCTATCTATCGTGTCTTTTAATAATTGATGGTCTTTATCATCTAATAATCTTGCACCCCTAGTAGATATTAATAATGGTGCATCTTTTACTCTTGTGGCATTTAATTGTTGCCATGCTAAGAATCGCCTAGATATTGCCCTCATACCTTCACCGGCTAGATAAACAACAGAACCCTGCTCAGTCGAATGTCCGTGCCATTCACGACCTAAAACTATGTTACAGGCTAAATCTACTGTCACAAACGATTTTCCGCTCTTAGGCTGCCCAAAAATGGCTACAACGCTATCTTCTTCGCATATGTCCTTTACCACCCATTTAGGTGGTGTAATGTTTTGCATAATTTCATTGACTTGCACTAAGTCAAATGAAACTCTTTTTTTGATTTGATTATTTAAACAATAATCCAAAAACTGTTGTGACGATGAAAAGAAGTCATTAACCTTTGCATCATATAAATCATCTTTATCTTTGAATTCTCTTGGCGGCTTTACAATAATTACTTCTGTAGCTATCTGACTAAGTTTATCTTTTAATTCTTCAGAACATTTTTTACCAGCTTCATCATTATCAGGAAAAATAATAACCTTTCTATCTTTAAGTGGTGTCCAATCTTGTTTGTCTAAATTATTTACACCACCATGCCAAGTACAAACATCACCATCATATATGCTTTTACAACCTAACAAGGCTTTCTCACCTTCATTAATGACTACATAATCTTCAGGCTTTTGATTCTCACAATAAATAGGCAAGATGCCATCAGGTCTTTTCATTACCCATTGATCTTTTATTTTAGTAAATGGTGCATATTTTTGTTTGATGTAATGTTCATTAGGAAACCTCATTACACAAAAAGAATCAGAATAACGAAGATAAACGACAGACTCAGTTTTTAGCTGGTACATATTTTTATCAGTAAATGTTCTAGTAGGCTTTGCTTTTTCTACAGGCTTATATTCTTTTAAGAAATCATCAGGGTCTAAACCACGATTCTTAATAAATTCTATAAGTCCATAACCTTGATTATTTTCAAAATCAAAGAATGTACCTTGTTCTAAATTAAGGGCAAGACTGCCTTTATTACCCCAACGATAGTATGAGCCATCTTTTTTTGATGGCTCACCTAAGATTTGCACCGCAATTTCAGGTGCGATTTTCTCCCAATCCAATTCCAAGACTAAACCTTAAAATGGAATATCGCCTGAATCTAATGTATCTAATACAGGATGTGAAGTTTGAGTGTCACCATCTGACGTAGGGAGAAAATTATCATGTTGGCTATTGCCATTTTGATTGTCAGATGGTGACTCGCTATACCAATCAGGGATAACGAACTCTTTAGGTCGGTCTTTCATACCGACAAATTCAAAGTGTGGAATCGAAGTTGATCCTTTTCCAATTGAAATACTTTCTGAGCCTGTATATTTAACTACAGGCAATTTACCTTCATTCTCAGGCTTTTGTGTTTCTGCGTAGAAACTAGCACCCATTTCTTGAAAACCTTTGTATTCACCGAATGAATGTCTTTGCCATAAAGAAACAGGATGTTCAATATTATTAGAACCTTCTACAAATTTAGGTAATACCCAAACCGAAAAGGCTTTTTTATATTCTTCACTAGGTCTGTTTATGGATGTAAATAAATCATTCTGCCATTTATAGTCATAACCGCTTGATGGATCGTACATACCGAACCCCATAAGAATAGTAGCTGGATCAACCATAAAATAATTTACGTCTATTTTTTCCTTACCACGATACCAACACTTCTCTTGAAAGTGATGTTTTAGATAAGGAGTATCTTCTGAATCAAAAACAAATGGATTATCTGTCATCTCGTAATATCTCCTTTAATTAATTTTAAATAACAATGTTTTAAAAACTCCATGTTCAGTTCAACAAAAGGATCAAGGTCTAACGCTTCTTCTTCCTTAACAGATTTCTCTGTTAGATAACGAAGCCAAATGTTAGTACAGAAGTCCTGAAAATGAACATCATCTTCTAAACGATAGTGTCCATTTGTTAGTTGTTCCGTCATTGAGTTTTCTCCATGAAGTGACACCATAAACTATTATTTATTTTTTTGTCAATAATAATTGTAAAAAAATGTTGCAATAGTTTTAATAATAGTTTTAAAATGCACTTGTAATTTACAACTAAGGAGAAAATTATGAAACTTTTAGAATATGTAGAAAGAGTGCAAGAAGATTTTAAAGGTAAAAGTGAAACTTTAAATTTTTATTCTATGCGCCATCAATTAGCGCATTATCATTGGCAATATAGAAAAAATGATTCTTTAGAAGCTAAACACACTCAATTCCATTTACAAAACATACATTGCTGCGACAATTTTAAAATAGTGATTGCTTACTATTGGTATCATTTTATTATTCCAGCTTATGACACAAGTTTTTATTTAAAAGATAAAGCAACTTTTAAGCAAGACGCTCAAGAACAAGTAAATGATTTTATTAACTCAAAACCAGAACCTAAATACTTAGCAAATCTATAAGGAGAAAATTATGAAAGCACTAATAGTTAAATGGCAAGACACCAACAAATATGTCTTACACGTTAAGTCCAACAATGATCTATTGCTGGAAAGAAAAAAACAACAACATGAACATTTGCATCCTAAGATTGTATCTTGGGATGAATGGGAACTGATACAGGCTTGTCAATGATTTATAAAGTACAAGACAATTGCATTGAAGGTTATGAAGGCAATGAGTTGGTATCTTTGCTGTACATTACCGATCCTGTTGCAAGGGCAAAATATATTTTACAATTACACAATTCAGGAGAACTATCACAATGAGCAATACAGAAAGAGTAAATGATGAATGGATTTATTATGGTACTAACTATCATTTTAAATTTACTGACGAGAAGTATCATAGGTATGCAACTTTAATTGTTAAGCCACAACACATTGAATTATTATCCAACAATACAGATATGTCTGATGCAGAACTTAAAAAGGTTATTGTTGAAGAATGGTTTGGTTTGGAGAATGACATGACAAGAGAAGCTAATAATAAAAAAAGAAGAAAAAATGCGTGAACCTAAAGACTTCATCATTTTGTTAATGTTTGGCATCATCTTGGCTTTTGTTTGGAACTTGGAGATTTATTTAGTATGAGTCACGAAATTAACGATCAGATACTCGATAGGCTCAAAGCCGAAGGTGAAGCATTGGGATATACAGGAGAAATGCTTGAGAAGTATATTTGGATGCGATTTTATCAATTACCAGAAGGAGAACAATGAAAGAAAATCATAAAATGAAAAACTCATGGGAAGCCATGAGCAAGGCAAGAACAAAAAAATATCAAGCCTATAAAAAAACTGTTATGCCAATAATTAAAGAGATACAAGCGTCAGGTGTTAAAAACTTACAAGGTATTGCTGATGCTTTAACAGATAGACAAATTAAAACCAGATATGGCAAAGATGTTTGGCATCCATCACAAGTTAAGAATTTATTGGAACGATAAATGAAAAATAGAAATTTAGTACATAGCGATAACTGGGAAACTCCAAGATATTTATATGATGAACTGAATCAAGAATTTAATTTTAACTTTGATCCGTGTCCTTTGCATTATGGCGAGATACCAAAAGAAAAGGATGGTTTGTTAATTGATTGGAAAGAAAGAAATTTTATAAACCCACCTTATAGCAGAAAATTAAAAGAAGCGTTTGTGAAAAAAGCATTAGAAGAATCAAAAAAAGGAAAGCTGTGTGTTTTGTTGTTGCCTGTAAGCACCAGCACAATTTTATTTCACGAATACATTTTACCCAATGCAAAAGAAATAAGATTTTTAAAGGGCAGAGTTAAATTTATAGGTTATAACACCAAAGGTGAAAAGGTAAAAAATAAAGTTGGGATGCACGATAGCATGATTGTAATTTTTGATAACAAATGAAAACTAAAAAGAAATTAAAACTACTACTTAATAATTCACATGACAGCATCTATGTTGATTTTGCTGACTTCAGATGTGTGTTTAAAGAACATGGCATTACTTGTGTTTATTTAGTAGGCAGAGAAGATCCGATAGAATGCCGTGATTCTGTTGATGAAATATCAGATCAAGTTTATAAATATTATGGGCAAAGTTAAAAGAACCTTTAGTTCTGCGGTAAGGCAGCCATATCAGGATGCCATAGGCATAATATTGAAGATTATTGATTATCATAATGAACAGGCTAGAAAGGATTTTGGTAATGCAGAATTTCATACCAAACAAGCTACTGCCTTAAAACTGTGGATGATTGACATGAAAGAATTTATCATTAAGCATGAAAAAAAAGAATCCCTATCAATACAAGCAACCGAAGAAGAAACAGGGCGAGAAGAAGTTTTATCAAGCATTGATGAAAATGTACAAACAAAATAAACAAGGAGAAGAAGATGAAAATTGATTTGACACTTGAAGAAGCTGAAACCATTTGCACATTGATTGAAGATCTTCAAATTAGGTCTGAAAAAAATTTGCAAAGCGTTTTTATTCCTGACCATTATAAAAATCAAGCTAGAGAAAGAATCAAAAGGTGTTATAAGATTTTAAATAAACTACAAAATAAACAAGGACAAGAAGATGAAAACTTACATTCATGTGAATCAGCACAAGATAAGAGCGAATAAAAAAAACAATACCAATGAGCCTGTTATTACAGTTAAGCAAGGCAAAAAAAATACTTATTGTCATGCAGTAAAAATATTTGGTGATAGCGTTGTTAGATATGGTGGTAATGAAAAACCAATCTTATCTTGCGGTGCAAGAGTTGTTATTGAAACAGAATCAGAAATTGAAATTATTAAATAAAGGAGATAAATATGAAAATTAACTTAACTAAGAAAGAATTAAAAATTCTTTATAAATACTTTAGAGATGTAGGTTGGCATGGAGTAGAAGATGATATGTTGTTTCCTTATGGCTTTGAAACTGAAGAACAAGTGATTCAGCTACAACAAAAATTGTTAATGAATATGCAAAAAAAACAAAATATACCATTTAGCAGAAGAGAAATAAAAGCAATGCTACTTATGTGCGACTATGAATCAGAAATTCCAGAAACAATAACTTATAAATTAAAATTTATGAAGAATGAATTTGTTGATGAAACAAAATTGCTTAGTTATCCTGAGATGTTGATTTTGCAAACATTAGGACGGCAAGAAGAAAAAAAGGGAAATTTTGGTCAAAGAATTTTTGAAAAGTCAGAAATATATGAATTATTACCAGATATGAGATCACAAAGCATTTTGTTTCTGCTAAGAAAATTAAAAGAGACTGGAAAGTTAGAACTAGTAAAAAACAAGGGATACAGACTAATCGTAAAAGGAGAAGAAGATGAAAACACAAAAGATTGATCATACTGCTGAAGCTGTTGGCAAACTAACACCTGATTATGAAATCAGTTGTAGTTTATTAGAGCCATTGATTACAGGACAGAATCCTTATCAAACAAGGAATCAAATATTGGAGAATTGTCATAAAGCCTTAAAAGGTGAAGATATAAGAATACCTACCAATAATTATATGGAAGTAGGTAATGTCTTAGAAAAACCTGTAGCTGAGTTGGCATCTAAAAGGATTGGCTTATT